ACCACGATTATCTAAGCTACGACCGACCAACGTTTTACCATCAGCTACAACGATCATCTGATCGTTGTGATTGGTCATGATTGCTCGTTGGAGAACGCCTCCAGTTTCCGGGTGGGGCGTTGCTCGATCGGTAGGGTAGACTTCAGGAGCCGTCATTTCTTTTCCTGGAGAATGTCAGTTACGGCTTTTTCGGCTTCAGCAAGATTAACTAATCCCGCTCTGAAGCGTTTTAACGCCTCTTCTCGATTGGATACGTCCTTCACCAATACGCTAAACAGATGCATGAACTGTGCTATGACAGCATCATGCAGCGCCCTTTCGAGATGAAGATCAGAACTCATCCTTTAGTTCCGATCTGCTCGCCGTTTACGAAGATCAGTACTTCTCCCGATACTTCAATATCGACACGCGGAATTGGAAATCCAGGAGGACGTTGTGGACGATCGGGGCGCTCGGGACGCACCGGACGCTCAGGTACTTCTTCCTCATCTAGTGGACCACCCAATATGGTAGCAATGGCTTCAATAATCTCCTCGAAGTTTTCTTCGTAGAGATCGCAGTCAGCTTCCGAATCTACAAAGCAACCTTCGAGAAGCACACTAGGCTTATCCGTTCCATTTAGAAACGCCAGCCCGCCGTTATATTTTCCACCACGATTGATGAACCCACCAGCCTCAGCAATAATAGCGGACAGCTCACCTGCTAGTTCAGCTTGCGTAACATATAGAACTTCGACACCACGGGGTGCATCGGTCTGTTCGAATGCGTTGAAATGAACTGAGATATCTAAATCGCGTTCTTGATCGTTGTGGTAGTCAACAATGCGATCAAGATTCTCTGACTGCGATTTGGATATATCGTCATGAAACACTTCTACCTGAACACCGCGCTTATTCAATGCATCAGATAGGTGGTCAACCACTTTACGAGCTTCATCTACTTCGTCGATGATACCATGAGCACCACGAACGTAGAGACCGTGGCCTGACGAGATTACAATTCGGTCATACAGCATGATGGGTTCCTCTATGATTGGAGAGTCGCCGCGATAGAGCCGTAGTGCCTCGTGTGCCATTTCCTTCCGCCAATCCTCATGTGGCGTTCCTGGCCGTTCGTACAGCTTCATAAAACTGATAACTTTGTCGTCGAGAGTGTCGCAATCTTTTAATGGTGGATAGAATACACCACCAATCATACCTCCATCAACAAATACTCTCTTCTCCCAAGTATTGACCGACTCGTGAATAAAGAAACCAAAACAAGCAGAAGCATAATCTTCCTCAGGCGAATCAGCAGGATAATTAACAACGATATGGAAATCATTATCCTTGCACCATTCTTCGAATAGCAAACGACGATCACTAGCATCTGGATCGTAACCAGTCCATTGGCACCAACCATAACCTTGATTAGCTTTCTCCTTGCCGGCTTCAAGTCGCAACGAGAAGCCACCGGTCTCCGTACCCATATTGCCGAGCACAGCAGCAGCATCCTCATCACTAAGATTGTAAGGTAATGCTGAAATGATCTGCGCCATAATTATTGGCGCGTCATGTTGAAATTTGGGCGTGATCGGAGCATCGCTCATTTGTTCTGCTCTCTAGCTTCTTTAGCCCTAAGTTCTATAATCTCTTCAGACAACGCTACAACTCGCTTGCATAGATCCGTCAGTTCAGTTCCTTCCAAAGTTCCTGGTGAACGCAGACCCAACAATTTTTCATTTCGACCATCGAAACCGTACACCACAAAGACACTGTGTCGTGCTTGACTACCGTAGCGATGACCCTCCAATACAACGCAGGGTGCATGTTGATCCATAATTATCGCTGTCGTCATAAACTCGCGTCGAAAGCTAACATCGGTCATGAAACGATAGGCGAAGTACGCCGGGACTGCAATAACCACAATCAATGCAAGGATTAGGATGTTCGTTAAGTTTAGCGATTTGACAGCCTGAGCTGCTCGCTCGAGCATCCCCGATGGAGGGGTTTCCATACATCACTATTCTGGCTCTGGTGTTATGGGCATTGATGCTGTGTAAGAAGCAAATGGCGGCGTCTGCGTCACAATTAGCGGATCCGCAGGTGGCAATGGATTCTTGGGTGTCGGCAGCGATCTTGGATCTACAATAGGCGGAAACGTCTCCTGTGTAGGATGGAGATAATTTGGATACGCCACATGCTCCGGCCAGAATGGCGGACGCCACGGACGGTTAGCTGCCAACTGAACACCGACATCGCGTGGTGGCTCAACAGCTTGAGATGGTGTAGCTGCTGGAGAGACATTCAACGTAGGCGAGACGTTTGGAGGAATCGGGGGCTGTGTGACCATAATGTATTTCCTTTCTTAGCCGACTTGACCACCGGAGCTAGACGTGCCAGCAACAGTACCGGGCAACGGCTGTCCACCGATGTTCAAGATAGAGTTGTTATAGACATTATATTGTTTACCGTGGGTGTTGATGTTGCTGCATGTCGTAAACCCACCCCAGTTGATTTGAGCTAGATCACCGCAGACCAACGCCGCATCGGAATACACCATATCACGATTGATAATGGTTCCACCCGTGTTCAGCATCGTGCCTTGGTAGGACGACTTCGACACCATGTACATCAGAGCTCTGATGGTCTGTCCTTGTCCGTTGAAGATCAGATCGTCGCCCATGTTGGAGTACGCACCATCCGGACCGCCGTGAATCAGAATACCTTTGTCGTTAGTGACGTTCACATCCCATTGGCACTTATGGAACATGACGCTGGCACCGTTGATGCAGCGAATGACAAGCTGCTGCCACGGAGGCGGTGTATCCTGCTGGAAACAGATACCGCTAATTGTCATATTCATACTGTCGACAACCAGATTGGCATAGTCTTGGTTGAGTGCGTAGACCGAACGCAGCTTGTAGGCGGAACGATTGTTGATATCGCCAGTCAACGATACCGAACCACCGAACGGACCGATCCACGTTCCATCATAAGTACCCGGAATGCCAAGTCGCATATTGATACTGAAAGACGGAGACGCAGCATAGCGCGAACCAATGGCGTTCCAGCAGCCCGGAATAGTCTTAAACGCCTTGTCTGGTGTGTTAGCGGTACCGTCTCCAGTAGTATCATTACCGTCAGTACGAATCCATGCATCGAGTCCGCCCAATTTAACAATGGGTACCTGCGAAGCGCACAATCCGATATGATAGAACGCGCCACCTAGATAGGCGATCAGTGTCGGTTTGTAGGCCTTGAGATCCTTCGACAGCATTTCAGTACCGTCGTTACGCCACACTGGCACTGATCCGTGGCCTTGCACGTTGAGCCGAACGTAGCCGATATTATCGGCAGTCGGATAGACCAACAACACCAACCAATCGTTGTAGCGTGACAGCGGCGGGTCGAGCGCCATAACAAAATCGTAGGGTCCGCCGTACATGACCCCCGCGTGTGTCAATCCACGCTGCGCGATGTAACGAACAGCCGACTCAATATGATTCAGCGAAGTACAGTTGTACGTCATCTCCGCTTGCATAATGAGGTTCATCTGTTCGGCCAGCATTGCATTGGCCGCAGCAGGATCAAATCGAGGCTGACATCGTGACGTCGAATACCAAAGCTCATCGCAGTTTAACGTCCTGACATCAGGCAGACTGTTCTTAGCATCTGCCGGAGGTACGCCGCTGTCTGGGAACATCGCCATATGAGTTGTCCTCTTCCTTTATTTCAAGGCTGCGCTGCCGCAGCTTCCAGAGCTTCGACTTTCGCTGCCAATTCTTTAACAGCGTTGATCAGCGCATACACCAGCGGAGTACCGTTAAGAATATGCAGATCGTTGACTGGCACACCATCAATCTCACCAGCAGCTAGCGTTACCAATTCCGGCATTATCGACTTTACAGATTGCGCAACAAGACCGACGTATTCAGTGCCAGCAACAGCCACAGCATGATTTGAACTTCGTGGGTCTGGGGTTCCCGCTGGTGCCGCTACTCGTTCATTTTTACTTTCTACTGCTGGATCAGCACCAACAGTAAGAACATCGTTTCCTTTATAGACATAACGTACCGGATTGATCTGCTTGATCGCATCGAGTCCAGTTTTGTATTCACCTTTCACAGTCTTAATGCGGGCGTCGGATGTGTTACCCCAGAAGCCACCGTTGGGCTGCATACCGAGAGTAGTAACGATGAGATAGCCATCACTTCCCCAACGATTGGCGCTGCTGTTGACGTATAGATTAGCAGTCTGAAATGGAGCATTCGGCATCAAATAGATAGAACCGTTAAAATGCAGATACTTCTGATACCCCGGCAGACTGAAATAGTAGATGCCTTGCTGACCACCAGCATCGGAGATGTAAGAATTGGATGTTACTGCACCAGCAAGAAATGAACTGCCGGAGACAGTAAGATTTCCGTACACACCTAGACTGCCAGTCCCGCCGCCGCCTCCGGACAGGATCGTCATGTCACCAGTGATGTAGGACACGCCGGTAACATTCAGACCGGCGCTGGAGAAAAGCACCTTGTCAGCAACAACATCGTTGTAAGATCTAATAGAGGTAGCAGTGAGATTACCGGACGCATTTACAGTAGTAAGATATGCCGTGCCGTTGACAGCAAAATTTCCAGTAATAGTTCCACCAGCTATCGGCAAATAACTAGCCGGATTGAAATTGCCAGTATTCCAAACTGGTTTGTCATTATCGGAGTAGAGCGGTCCAGTGAATCTGAACGTTCCACCGGTCTGATATAAATAGCTATTACCGTTGCCCATAAAGAGCAATCCGTCTGCCGGTGCCGTTGCCGTGCGCTGAACTCTCAGATCATTATTGAACTTTCCTTGACCACCAAAATCGACACTGAGATCAGCACGTTTTGCTGTCATCACTGTGCCAAGAAATGAAGCTCCATCATCACGATATGCGCTAAGTGCAAAATCACTACCAGTATTAGAACCGCCTTCAGCAGGCGTACCGCCCATCCGCATAATCCAGCGATTCTTTCCAGCAACTTGTCCGTAATAGTCAGCTCCAGCACCTGCCGCTACTGAATTTAATTTAAGAAACGAATAAGTTGGCGAAGCGATATTCAAACCTTCCGTCATCGTATCGCCAGCAACATCAACAAAATACCAATGCGCTTCAGTCTTAGTATAAGAATCAACTGGTCCGCCAGCTTCGCCGGCAAACGGTTTGACGCCCCACCCCTGGCCGTTCCAGACATAGACAATACCCGCAGCCGTGAATTCTAGGCCGAGGGTAGGTGCGGCTGGGAAGTCGATTGCCATTGTAGTTGCCCTTTACTTCTTCAATTCAGCAATCTGCGCCTTCAAAGAATCTACTTCTGTAGATAATTCCTTGACGGCGTTGATCAATGCGTAAGTCAGAGCATTTGGATCAAACATACGGTAGTCGTCGACCTGTTTATCATCGATCCATCCAGTGACAGATTCGACCAGTTCTGGCATTGCAACTTCAGCTTCCTGCGCCACAAGCCCGACAAACTCTTTACCAACTACTTCAGCGTGATCGCTAACACTAGATTGATGAAGCATAGAGTCGTTACCGTTGAATGAATAGCGTATCGGTTGAAGTTGTTTAAGCTCCTTCAAACCGTGCAGATAATTACCATGCACAGTTTTAATACGCTCATCGGAAGCCGCAACCCACGGCCCAGCGACTGCTTTGTATCCTTCACCACTGATCGTGAGATTGCCGGTAGCACGTTCGACCTTCAATCCAACACCAAGCGATGCGCCGGTATTATCAAATCGGTTGAGCACAAAATCGGAACCAACATTTCCAGTAGCCTCCAATGTGGCGTCACCTAGAAACATCGTCCAGCGTTTAACATCATTCAGATTAGCGTGAATGGCACAAGACTCACCAGACGCTAACTTATTGAGTGTAATTCCAGGATTGGATTTGTTGATGGCAAGATTGCCGAACAAAGCACCACCGGACAATTTAAGATAAACACCGATCGGAATACCGTTGACTTGCACAAACTGAGTTGAATTGACATCGATATAGTTCATCCACAAGATGCCGGTATCGCTCTCCCACCAGAAATCACCTTGTGTCATACCAACTGGTGGCGTATCGGATACGAGAGCACCGCCAGCTGTCTCAGTATCGACTAACAGTTTTCTACCCGTTGGATCAATCGCCGTTGGAACGCCAACCCACAACCGAGTTGGGTTAGCCATCTCTACTGCAAGTTCACCGGGTTGTAAATCCGTCGGCGGCTTATTTGGTGTGTCAGTGTGCTTGATAAAGACTTTGGGCGGTGTCGCCATTTCAGTTCTCCGAAGCCGCCGATTGCGGATCAGCCAACGGCGGTACCGGCACCTGATAGACAGTCAAGGCGTACCATGCGTAGCCGGACCAGACATACTGGATGCCGTCGACCGTCGTGTAGATGTCGTTCGCAGCCGGGTTGGCTGGAAAATCAAAGATTGCCATCAGTAGCTCCCACAGTCGATAACACCGACGCGTATCGGATCGCTCTGGATTCCCCGACCGACAAGTGTCGTTCCGTCGATAAAGACATGCTGACCTTTAACCTGCACCCATTGACTAGTATTAGCATCTTGGTAATAGACAAACAGATATCCCGTATCAGATTCAAACCAAAACTGTTGCGGCAATGGATTAGGAGGAGGTTGATCACTAACCCAGACCTTACCAGTAATATCGATGGTAGCAAGCCACGCTTCGAATGCTGCACACAAATTCTTAAGCGATGAACAATCCCACGGCCCATTCGGATCGAGGCACTCGGCAAGTGCGACCAGTTCGGAAACGATGGCGTTGATCTGGCGCGGCTCGATCCGCGCCTCGCAGTCCGATGGCAACCCGGTAATCAGACAGTTCGCCACATAAGTTGCGGGTGGTGAATAAGCATTCTGCACACCATCTGGATGCAGCGCAACACCAGCAGCATCGCGAACGACAAGAGCGCCTGCGGATTCGACATCTGGAAAAATACTTGGCATATCAGCAAGCCCTCGTAATGTTGCTTGGGCAAGTAGGCGGCATCATCGAGCGCACGATACACTCAGCAGCTAGCACACCCGGCCAGACACGATCAGGTAGACCCGCAGGTTTATCACAACCGCGATCCCAATAGGCTGGAATACGTTCTGGCGGCATCTGTGTGGTACAGATATCACCGTCACCTACACTTTCGATCGTGTCCGACGTTGGGCCTATAACGAACTGCACATTGTCAGAACACATCGATTCGCATTTTTCTCCCGTTGGCGGAGCATCCGGCGGGATTGGCTCAACTGGTTTTATCTCCGCACCCAAGGGTTCGATAATCCAATTGATACCACACATATTTTTGATCACGCCCATGTTAGCGCGAGTCAGTGAAATAGCAACAGCTCTCTTTATAGCTTCTTCAAGCTCAGGTGGATAATCCGGTGGGCAGAATACTGGTCCACATTCGGACCACACTTCCAGCGGCGTTAGATCACCCAACAGTACTGAACGACAATGCTGATTATAACAGTCCTCCCAGTGTAGTCGAGCAAGATGATTGTCTAAAGTCGTTACCGCGGTGTACGGATTGCTCTCACGGAATGCTGGCCACAATGAGTTGTGAATAATATGGCGAAGCTTCAGTACTGTATAGATCGAGTGTAGAACCAGCGACGGACAATCTGGGTTCGCTACCAGGGGGCACTCGACAGGATCTTCTGATGGATTAGTTTCGAAGTAACTGATTGCCTTCGCTTTCCAGTAATCCCACAAAGGACCAGACGGTAACAGATTCATAAACGCCACAAAGGTACAGCAGAGGTCGTTGCCGCACAACGGAGGCGGGCAACAGCCAGTCTCTTCCGGTACCAATACGTCTGCGCATCCGTCAGCGGTTAACATGCTGGCCTGGTTGATTCAGGGTTGGTAAAAGTAACTTCATTCAGACACGGCAACACATCGCACTCAGGTTCCAAACCGCAATGATCAGCATACACCAATTCACGTGGATATGGGGGCTTATGTTCCTCATAACCAACAATCTCAAATCGAACCGCAGCGTTGATCTCAGCACCGATAACCGATGCAATAATCAACTCTAACTGTTTAGTGGTCAACGGCATCGATGGACAGATACGTTTGAACAAAGCTACAATCTGGTCTTCGATTACTTGCTTCTCAGCGGAGCTTGGGCAGCCTTCGATATCGATGATAACATTCACCGGTAAAGGAATCGGCGCATAGATCTGACCGCACACGCCAATCTCCACCTGCCCTTCACCGTAGCCCTGATGCTCACCGAACAACCAATCGGTAATATCGTCCACCAGATTCTGAGGTGGAATGCCACATGGGAACACTCCGTCAAACAGCACATAGAACTGCATTTGGTTTCCGCAGTTCTTACAACCACAATCCCCGCACTCCGGCTCGCAGCGGCAGCAAGCGCCTTCTCGAACGCAGACCCGTGTGGCGCAAGGAAACTCTAGCAGCTTCTGCTTGATCCACGCCATTGTGGCTTTGGGCTGATAAGCAAGCCGTTCCAGATATCGTTTGCGGAATGCTTCACAATCCTCAGCTTCAGCACCGCCGCAGAAACTTCCACCACAGATCTGTACTTCCGAGTTGATTCCTGGGGCTGGTGTTACTAGAGTACCGGTAGTTATACTCCCGTCCGCGTTCATGTTAGAACCAGGCGTCAGCGCATGGATCCGAACAATGACTTCTCCAGACTGTGGAATAGTAAGAGGTACAGTACCAACTGAGACATAGATACCTTGTTCAGTCTGAATCTCAAAGGAAGGCGGTACAGCAGATCCAACTACGCCTGTCAGTTTTGCGTATCCTTCTGAATGGCTAGCGGGTCTTGGAAACATTCCATTCTGCGCTGCCATCTTATAAAGATTATCACAACAGGCTGTCTCCGGATTTAATTCCCTCCACATTTGATCGGAGATAGCATAGTATTGCTCCGCTGCGGCATAGTCGTTTGTAACGACGTACCACTCGTTTGATTCTGGAATGACCTGGCCACCACCAAGAACTGTCGACGAAAACATACTCTTGATGTGATCGAACAGTTGCTTAGGGTCCGGTCGTGGAATGACACAAGTCATCAGTTCCATACCCATGTGTCGGAGCTATAAGTACCAGAGAGATTAACTGTTCGACGAACAGAACGTGCGATAACTGTAACTACGACATCAACTCTAGATCGTCCGCGATATACTACATCCACATCAACATCATCAGCTAGCCCAAGAATAATCAATTTACCGACATCGCTGCGTATAGCTGCACCGATTGCTTTAACTCCGTCAAGAATCCGAGAATATGTTTTCTCGGCTACATTGTAAACACGGGTTCCGATGTAGAGACCATCATCCCGATATGATTCTGACCAGTGGCCAAACGTACCCGCAGGGGTCGCACATTTGACATCAGTTCTTGCTCGCGTATTAAGAATGTTTAGAACGAGACTTCTGATCCAATCATCATTAGCTATTGTTCGACCTTCTGGTTTATCAATATATTGAAGACCTGGTATCGCGCATTCGGCATCACATAGCGTGTACCGACCGCACGAATCCAACGTCGTCCAGAACACGCGACGTTGCCCATAATCATCAAGTAGACAACGTGCCTCAGGCATCGTCGTCTTCCTTTGCCTCAGCCTGCTTGCTGCCTTGGAAACCTGGAATCTTTTCAGTAGCTCGAACTACTTCTGGCGTCTTAACTAATTTGTTGACAATCACCTCACCTTCAAATACCACTTTCTTACAGCGAAAGTAAGCCGTGTCACCCTTAACTTCGAACTCTCCATTCTCACCAACAGCAAACTTGTTCTTTGTGAGGTGAGCAAGCGAGTCGCTAAAGTCTAGAGCGAACGTGTCATCTGTAGGGTGTTGAACGCCACCATGCCCTTCTTCCCATCGGCGTTGCTTATCTTTTGGAATAGTAAGCAATGCCATCTTCAATGTAGTATCAGAAGAGCCAGCCAACAGCATAACTTCAGTATTGAATTTCTCTTTTACATTGAAGCTAACACCTCCAATGTTAAGAACAGCCGCTTCTTGATCTTCAGTATCGGTTCCTCGAACTTTAATAATTGAACCTGCGTTTTTGATGTACTCCTGCTTACCCCACACGTGACGTTCAGTACCGTCATTTATATCCCTTGACCGTTCACGAAAGCGAGTAAAGCTAGTCATACCTTTTCTCCGAACCATTGAGGAAGTGTTAGTGGCGGAGGAGAGGTATTCTCCGCAGTTTCTTTTTCTAATTGTTCTAAAGATTCAGCAGCAGTCATAAATGGCATTATAGATAAATCGGGAGGCAACCAAGAATCCGGATATTGATCTGTCGCCATCGTTACATTAGCTTGAGATCTGCGCGCTCCGCCAGTATTAAAATTGATACCACTAAGTCCAAATCCTTCACCCCCTCCCGCTGAAGGCGGGGGAGACAATGTTAAGCTAGTCGTAATCTTATCTTTTCCGTCGACAGTATAAGTTAGATCGGTACATTCGAACATATCAAAGATACCCTCCGGGGGTACTTCAACATAATGTAGATTTCCAATATCCCACGGGCCACCTTGCGACATCACATGGAATACTTCAATAGTAATCTTCTTAGCATCAGCAGCCCGTGAATTCATTTCGAATCGTCCACGACGCTCTAAAGTCTTATCGTCAGCATCTCCATTATGTCGAATAGTAAATGGACGATGGGATTTCATTCTTTTATTCTTTGTTGTCTTGTGAGTCTTGACAACAGCCTGTTCGCCCCATTTACCTTTCTTAGAACGCTGACCTTTTACTTTGACTTCTGATTTCTCATTCTCCTCAGATTGTTCAGAAGAGAATTCAAGAATGTTTTGACCTAAGATAAGAGGATCGCCACTCTGTCCTGCGCAGCCATCTGTGACTACTAGCTTTCCATCCCGGCTCTCATACATGAAATAACAGTTCTCGCATGAGACACGATTGAGTTCGTCAACCACACGGGCACCGTCGCGAAACCGCTGCTTATCCAATTTAATAACTTCGCCCTTCCAATCACATTGAATCTTAAAAGGCTCACACAGCTTCTCAACGACTTCCTTAGTTGTTGGTTTCAACATGTTGGTGGTCGGATGCTGATGAGAACTGTCGATGAGAGTCTTAGTCTTACCCCGAGCTGATATCTTAATAGTGTATTCGGTAGGACCGATACTTGTGGACGCTGAAGCCCCTTGCGGATCGGTGTTATTCTCTTCCGTTCCTTTCTTCCCCTTCTTTGATCCAGTTCCTTTTCGTTTATCAACAGTTCCAAAGAAAGCAAGATACCCGCCGATATAGACCTGAATCTCTGCCCCTGCTTTTGCAGCTCGCGCCATTGGGATTGAAGGCATAGCACCAGCAAAAACTGTTACAGATAAACTTCCAGTCATCTCCTTCTTACTACGCTGAAGGGTCATCTCGGTCCACGTTGTGAGCTCCATACCTCCAACGGTGATAACAACTGGTTTCATGCCGGAGCGATTCCTCTAACGATACGATTGAATCGACCATTCGCGTCAATGATATTTCTAGGCTCAAGATCCCTGTGACGTTTTGCATCTCCATAGATCACATAGGCAGCAACCAGTGGATGTACTCCGCCTTGAAAATCAACTGTGATCAGACCTGGCAGACGATAAGCTAGATCATACATCATTTCTTTGAAGTTGACAATATATTTCTGAAGCTCGAGAAACAAAGTATTATCACATACGTTGTAAGCAGATTTAGCTTCATCTTCCAAAACAGCAACCGTGGATTCCATCGCTTGTATTGCTGCCTGAACATGGGGATATTTACGAGCCATTGCAGTCTCAGACATTGCAACACCAGTCAGCACACGGAATCGACTGTACAAAGCATTCTCGACCACAGCAGCTCCACCGCTAGCTGGAAGATTGCTTTCGACCGCCGCCTGATTAGCGAGTCTTCTCAACAGACGCCATTTCGTCTCGGGATCTTGAACATTGTAAGTAATCTCGCTTACCCCAGAAGTAAGTGACTTATCCACATTCTCTGCTACCATCGCCAAACCGGGATCGCTAGCTACCGCTCTCATTTTAAGAGCCACACGCCATTGCTGCGAACTGGTCTCCTCAGTAAACGTCTGAACTAGAACATCAGCTGTCGTTTTAATAAGGGACTGAGCAGATGTCACAATATCTCTAGACCAAGGTTGCGATACAAATGCTGGAGTATAGTCTCTTCTAAACGATGCAGAACTAACAGCAAGAACAACACTTGAAATGATTCCAAACAAAGCTCCGCCGAGCCCAGTACCAACTGGGTTAGCTTCAACGAATTCTAGATCGGCACGGGTCTCACCTGACGACTTCTCAATATCGTCAATAACTTTAATCTGACGACAAGCGACCATATGAGTGCCGCGAGTCGGATGAACAAGAATCCCGGGACCTGGAGATTCGCAGACTGAAAACAACGCCTGACTATCCCAGACATGATCATCTTCTCTAAAATACGCGGTAAGATGAAACACTCTAATCTTGCGGCCAAGATCTGCATAAGCAGTTTCTTCACCGAATGGAAATTCTCCTTCCGCACCACGGCGCCCGCCTTCGATATCACCTTCAGAACAATAGAACCCGACACCCTTGAACGAAGCGGGAACATAATCCTTACCGATGGCGCAGTTACTTCTCGACATTAGCCAACAGCCGTTCTCGGTCCTGTATCAGGACCCGCTTCTTGACCCTTAACAGTGACATTTGCAGCAATCTGAATGTTAGCTACACCTGCTCTAATTCTAGCAACCGCAGCATCTCCAAAGAGACCGCCAGCAGCTGGTGCTCCGCCGTTGATTGAAGTCATAGCATTAGTCGAGAAGTTAGTTCCGCCTTCTCCACCCTTAGTTGGAAGAGTACCAAATGCTTCATTAAATTTTGCTGGCGCGGTATCGATCGCTGCCAACATTGTCTGAACTTCAGGTGTGGTAGCCTCGGCCCTTCTTTCAGCACCAGGAGGAAGGGGGCCAATAAAGTCGGCAGGATATTTTCCTTCGTCTTCTTTAGCCTTCTTCTCTTGGTCTAATTTTCTCTGCTCGAGGTAAGCCTTCAAACCCGCTGCGTTCTGTCTTGCTTCTTCAAGATCAGCTTCGACCCGCCGAAGCTGTTCTTCTAGTTTCTTCTTTGCTTCTTTATTGAAGTCACCTCGCGTAGGAGCATTTCTTATTCTAGATTTAAGCTGATCTCGTGCGCTTTCGAGTGACATAATGCGATTTAATTCTTGACCTCGCATCTGAGCATCGCGCTGGTTCTGCGCCTCTACTTGCGAGACAGCACCTGAAGCAGCACTGGGATCCGGCTGTGTACCAAAACCAAGTTTTTGACCCAGCCAGTTAGCAACTTTATAGAATAATTGAGCACCTTCCCATATGAGTTTTCCTGCCATACCCGCAGGAGTCATCAACGCGGCCTGTTGTGCTTTGGCTAGAACTCTAGCCGCTGCTGGTCCACCTGGATCAGTTAGAGCATCATTTATCTCTTTAATTATCGCAGGTATTCCTAGACCTTTTGATATACTTTCACCTAACTCGCCAGCCTTGGTATCAAGTGTTGCACCGAGATTAGCTAATTGAGCAGCTAGCGAATCGTCGAAGATTGCTTTACCTCTGGTGCGAAGATTATTCAGAGCATCCTTTCCTTGTGCAATAGAACCCTGCGACTGCACATGACTGAATATAGCATCGGAAAGAGCAGTTCTAGCCGAAGCAGCCATCCCCGGAAATGCTTGATCTAGAATTGTCTGTATCCTAGAACGCTCAGGAGCCCGTGCTTCAGCAATCTCTTGCTCAGTACC